GGATTCCTGATTTGCCGTTCCGCGATTTGAACAGGTTGGTGAAGGAACCAACGTCGATTACGAGGGTGTTTGCCGAGTCGGCTGCCCCTCCCGTACGTTTGCCTTTGGAGATCTGGGCGAAGAAACAGTTCTTTGCGGATTTGCCGTTCAGTGGCCGCTATCAGCAGGTGCCGCCTGTGTACGCCAGGGTGCCGTTCCTAATGGAGGCGTTGGCTTCTGTCGGCAAGGCGAAGAAAAACAAGAGTGGTACGTGGAAGATGCGTGACCATGACATCTATCAGATGGATGGGTGGATGCCGTTTATGGCTAGGTTCCGTCGGTTGTTGCCGAACGAGTCGAGGTATTCTCGCCGTGTGGCGTCGACGACGGTATCGGTTGTGTTTGGTACTCAGGTGCGGGTTGTGGATCCGCGTGAGACACGCAACCAGTTGTTGAGAGACGATAAGGCTTTCAATGAGAAGATGCGTGATTTGATCGACATTGAACTGAGGTTGCGATGAAGTTTGTTGACAGGGTGGAGTGGCGTGCGCGCCCTCCTCATAGCCGTTTTAGGCCATTGGTTTCTCAGCGGGTTCAGGGGATTGTTGTTCATCATAGTGGTGTCAGGAATGGTCCTTCTGGTGCCTCTGCGGTTAGGTCGTTTGAACGTTACCACATGGACACCAAGGGGTGGGATGGTATTGCCTACAACTGGTTGGTGGATGCGTCGGGTACTATTTTTGAGGGCCGTGGTGCGAAGGTGCGTGCGGCTGCGACGAAAGATTGGAACTCTAAGTCTGAGTCGGTGTGTTTCATTGGTTGGGGATTTGAGCCTGTGTCGGATGCAGCGTTGGTTTCGATCAAGGCTGTGATTGATGATGCGCAGAGTAGGTATGGGGGCAAGTTGTGGGTAAAGGGGCATCGGGATTTGTCGGCGTCGACTTGTCCTGGTGATTGGTTGTACGATTGGTTGACTTCTGGGGCGGAGGAACCTGTAGGTGATCCGTCGAAGATCGACTATGAGTCGATTGTGGCCTATTTGAGGGCCTTGGAGGGGGAGGTGAGGGGGAAACCCTTGTCGAGGTTGCGGCGGAGCCGTGGAGAGGCTGTCAGGGTCGCTCAGAGGCATCTGAGCGCCCGTGGGTATGCCCCTGGGGTGGCTGACGGCATCTATGGGAGGCGTACAGCGGCTGCGGTGTCGAAGTTTCAGTCGGATCAGGGCTGGTTGAAGGCCAATGGGGTTATTGATTGGCAGACTTGGTCTGCTTTGTTCGGGGCGTAGCGGGACAGGGTGACCTATGGGTATGAACTCTGATCCCGAAGTGGGCAATGAGGAACCAGTGGCAGCACCTGATGCTGCACCCGCGCCCGAAGGGACAGTGCCCCGCAGTGCCGATCAGGCCGATCGGCTGCGGGGCATGATGTTGGCTAATCAGCATTCCAACGGCCGTCCATTCGGCAAGTGAGGACTAGGTATATGGGCAACATGATTGAACGGGCAGCGTGGACTTTTGTCCAGGCGTTCCTAAGTGTATTCGTGGTTTCTGAACTGGGATCGTGGGAGTCCGCCGCCATAGCAGGTGCGGCTGCTACACTGAGTGTCGTGAAGACGTTTGCTCGGGACCAGTTGTCGTAATGGACGAGGTCGACTTCGACGCCAAGTGGGATCACTTCCTGGCGTGCGAGGGCGGCGACATCGAAACAGAGGTCGCTGAGAACCTGAACCGTTCACGGCATCTTCTCGACATGCGTGACGGCACTCACGCATCGTGGGATGCCAACCAGTTGGGGGTTCTTCTCGTTTTCGGCGGTCAGGATGCCTGCGACTTTATTGGCGCATGGCACGATGCCGACGACGGCAACCTAATAGCGTTAGCCAAGGTGTTAGATTGGGTCAACAGCATGGTTGGGATGATCGAGCAGTGTGTCGCCATGTACGGCACCACAGATTTCGACTTAGAGTCCTAAGCGTCTCTTGATGGCGGGATGCCGCCGCAGTTCAACGTTGAGAGAGTCGATGATGCTATCTCGGCGACGCGCCAGCGTCGTTTTGGGAATCCCGATGACCCTACCCGTGAACCTCAAACTCATCTTCACGTTGCACAACATGTGGTAGATCCACATGTCGTCGTCAGATAACGTGTCGAAAGCGTCGGCGACAACTTCTCTGATTTCGTTTTGTTCCAGCAGGCTTTCGAGCGGAACGACTCCTGGCGGGCATGTCATCAACGCCTCGTAGGTGGTCAACGCTCGGTGTTCTTGCCACGGGCGGGGAGAGCGTGAACCTTTGTCTGTGGCGGCGATGGTGCCGTCGAGAACCTGGGGGTCCGCCGCCCATGTCCCCTTCTTTCCTTTAGCCGCCATCAGCGGCCCATCGCAGAAGCGATGGCCGCACGTTGAAGTACGCTTTGCCTTCGCTGAACTTTCCCAAGGGCACATCTTCTTTATTGATGATACGAACCAGGTCGGCGTACAGAATCTCGGTGAAATCCTGTTTCGGCGTTGACCAGATCCACAGCCACACTGGCATCATTGTGTTCCACACAGCAAGGGCTGCGATCTTTTCTAGTTTGAGTTTGACGCCATTGCGTCCTGTGCCCAGGACTTCAACGAGGCGTTGGTTGGGGGATCCTTGCAGGTAGTCGGGGGTGTAGCGGATAACGTCGGGGAGGTGGTGGACGGGGAAGTCTGGTCGGTTCAGTCCGTATCTGACCCAGTGGGTGTTGTGCCGTTCGTATTCACCTTCGGCTTCGTCTCCCATTACTCCCAGTCGTTGAGTAAACGATTGTTCATTGAACGGGGTCGACATCGTCGGGTTCCTTCAGTCTGTCTAGTAGTTGTTGTGCTTCTAATGCGATTTTGGTGTTGTCGTCGGTGGCTAGTCGGCGTAGTGAGCGCAGTATGAGCCATCGTTCTGTGTTGGTGACTTCTAGGTTCATTACTGCTTCCTCCCCACCAGACGATGAACCTGACGGTCATCGTCGTAAGCCAACCCGTTCAAAGCGTCCTCAACCAGTTTCAGATAGTTGGATACGTCGCCTCGAAGCGGCGACCTCTCCACCTCCAGCGGTGTCAACGAAATAAGTATCTTGTCCTTCTGGAAGACGCACGACAACGACACTGGACCCTCAAACTTTGGCCCTCTGTACGCCTCTGCAATGATCTGCTCCGCATCAGTGGTCGACTTCGGTGTGTACGTGCGCCCCCGTGCGAAACGGGGGCGCCCCTTGACCCTGGGAGATGTGCGGACAGTGAACTTGTGGGTCTTCGGGTTGGGAGACATCAGTGACCCTCCTGGGGGCGGGGGTGTTCAACATCAAACTTGGCGTGGGTAACCAGTTCCTGCAGCCGCTTCTCACGGTCGTTGCGACCAACGAACTTGCCGATCTTCTCATCGAGAGCAGCGGACCAGCGGAACACGGAGTCGTCTCGATAGTTTTGTCGGAACAGAGAGCAGGCGAAGGCGTACAGGGCGTTCGATCTGTCTTCCTGAACGTCGCCGTCCCATATTTGTCTGGCTATAAACTTGAAGTTTTTGTCGTCTCGGCCTTTGATCCCGCCGACACCCGTCTCGTTGAGGAACTCGTTTACTTTCCTAACGTGGCGTTCACGGTATAGCGAGTGAACAGTTTGTATCGAGTACGTTGCCGCACGGGTCGCCCATGCTGTCTCGGTGAACTTCTCCAACGACAACGGGTTGTCGTCCGTGTCAAGCACCTCTTGTCGACCTGGGTTTCGCATGTTCGGGTACGGCAGCAGCAAGCAGTTGCCATACCCCTGCCCCTCCAGTGTTGTTTGTTTCGGGTACACCTCGACGGTTGGTACGTCAACCATTTCACATGCACCAATCACTGATTCCCTGGCTAGTGTCGCTGGTATTGGTTTCTGTAGGTACACCCAGATGTGGAATCCTTTCGAGCGGGAACGCTCAATGAATGCTGTTACTCCAAACTTGTGAAGCAACGTTCGGAGGTTGCGGGCGTGGACAATGTCCCCTTCGCCTTCGTCGAGATCGACGGCACACCAGTTGACATGCCATACCCCTGGCCTGTCGTCCATGAGGAACAACGGGTACACCCCGATGGGCGGCTCGTCGTCCAGGTGGTCTCTGATGGTGTCCTCGTAGGGTTCACCCTCGGCGTCGAGTGGTTCCCCGTTGACGCCGACGTAGGGGCGGATGCCGCCGTAGTTGACGGCGATCCGCCCGCCTGCGTGGAGGGCAGCAAACGTTTCGACGGTGTTGTCGGTTACGGCGCCCATAGGTTATTTGTTGGTACGTCTGCGTCGTAGTACTCGCGAACCATGCCGCAGCGCGGGTCCATGAAGTAGTCGATGGGTGGGTTAGTTATTTCACACGGTGGGCGTTTGTTCTTGCACAGGTCGAGACTAACTGATACGGAATGGATGCGTCGTTCGTGTTCCTCCAACTTCGGGTTGTCTCGTTTGCGAAACACATTCAACTGGAGGATGGCGTACTCGTCGGCGTTGAACTTGCCGTCATCCATCCCCCTTGACGATCCACGGGTGGAACTTTTCCCCGATTGGTGAACCAGCCCAACGGGCAGGTTCTCCGTTTCCGCCCACTCCTTGACACCTTTCAGTACCGACGACACGCCTTCGTATCCTGATGCCATCGGCAACTGTTCAAGGAAGTCGATCATCACGAACCTGGGGCGGATCTGCCAGTAGTCCTCGCACTCGGCGAGGGCTATCGACATTTCATCGAACGGCATTGCCGACGGGAATATCTTCACTCTGTCCAGTAGCGGCTTTGCCGACTCGATGTGCTGCAGGTAGGCGGGGTCGGATGACTGCAGGCCCCGCTCGACATCCTCCAGGTTTTGGAGATGCAGCAAAGCGTACAGTTTCGACACGACGAGGATCTCTGGTTCATCTGGTGTGAAGATGACGGCACGAAAGTCTTCGTCCTGTTGAAGGTTCTTAGCGATGGACGACAGCAGCACTGCGGACTTGCCGCTGTGTGCCCGTCCTGTGACGACGAGAACATCGGAGGGCCACACGCCTCGCATCCGTTGGTCGATCTCTGCGAGACCCAAGAAGAACCTGTCGTGGCTGCCTGCGGCGTACTCGATCCACCTGTCGACGGCCTTGTGGGTGGGGCGGAAGAACCTGTAGTCGGCACCCGTGGGGCGGAGATTGACACCTTCCAAACGGGCATCAATCTCCGCCTCACTAAGAGCGACGGGGGTAGCCGTCACCGCCCGTAGGCGTAAGCCTGGAGGGCCTCTCGGCGGGCCTCCCACTGGAAGTCCTCAGCGTCGGCCTGGGTCTTGCCGTTGGCCTGATCCCACACCTTCAACGGCACGTTCGAGTCGCCGTCGTTGACCCACAAGCCAACGTTGTTGCTGACCTGCACACCGATGTGCTGCAACGCTTCCTTCCGAACAGAGAAGTTCGGGAAGTTCTTCCCGCTCTTCGCCGTGTCGGTGGTGCCGTCGGCATGTTCTTTGACTTCGTACACGACGGTGGCACCGCCCTGTCCGTCAGACCACTCGTTGGGTTGAAATGCCAGCAGGTTCCACGCTGCCTGCTTCTCAGCAGCCGCCTTGCCGACACAGAAGTCGACACGGGGGTACACCTTGCCGCCCCCACCTACTGCCAGAACGGGGGCAGCGGCTGGGGCAACGGGAGGCGCCTGGGCCGACGCTGCTGTCGGACCGCCACTCGGAGCGGGCGGCGGGGCGGCGGCGCTTCGATCTGTGTCAGGTCGGGCCACGCCGCTTTTGAGAAGACGCATAACACGTTCATCCTCCCCCACGCTGAACTCCTGGCCTGCCTGTCGCAGCACCTCCATCTTGGCGTCATGCCACATGGCTTCCACCTCCGTCTTGATGGCGGCGTCGTCAAAGGAATCAGGGTACGTGCGAGTGATGCTGAAATGGTAATCAGCAGTCTCGTACGGTGCCTCCGACACCTTCTGGGTAAACCCGACCGTTACGGTCGTTCCTGTATCTGTCATGGTTGTTCTCCTACCACGGGTTAGAGCCAAGGTGTTTCCCTCGGCATTCTCCAGCCTGCCAGACGGGACACCACTTTGGTGAGCAGTGCCATCCCGACCATCGCATCGGCCAGACCTTGAGATCAGACTGTATCAGCCCCGCAGCGGACCAGCAAAGATCCTTGAG